AGAGGATTGAGAGCCTCTGACAAGATTTGAACTTGCGACCTGAGCTTTACAAAAGCCCTGCTCTACCACTGAGCTACGGAGGCGTTGATTGGGGGCGCTGCTTCTACATTGCAGATCTTTTGTACTCCCCCAGGTATATAGGAGTGGGGGGACTTGAACCCCCACGAGATTAATTCTCAACAGATTTTAAGTCTGGTGCGTCTACCGATTCCGCCACACTCCCATCAATGTGGAGCACCCCAATTTGTTTGGTGTTACCAATTTCCCAGGTAGGGGGATGAAAAGCACAATACTCATTGAATGTAATCTTCATTTCCTTATCTGTCAAGTTGCAATTTCTTGCTGCCTTTGGTAAGTTCCATTTAGCGGACCAAAGATTTTCCATTGATTCGCGAGTTTCAGGTCTCATCAGATGCACCAACTTTTTCTAAAAATGATTTACGAAACTCCTCAACTTCATCTTGGAGTTCGTCTGAAATAGGAGCAACTTCGTTTACAGGAACCATCAGTACAGATTTTCCATCAGGACGAGTAATTTTCCAACAAACACGTTGATTGTCTGTGAGTTCTAAAAGAAACTCAAAATTATCTTCTGCTTGTCGAAGTGTAACTCCAATAGGTCCAATCATTTTACAGCAAAGCAATAAGTGATCATATCAGCATCAAGAATATCTTCAATCTCACTAACGGTTTCAGAGAAACCTTCAGAACCTTCTTCATCCCATTTCCAGTTTACAGTTTTATCATATCCTTCATCGTCTACGATGTTGATAGACCGTTTTGAAAAGTTGACAAAGACATGTGCGAGATTAGTGCTCATGCAAACTCCTGACTACTTATGTAGTATAGCAGGTATGAGGCAGGGTGTCAAGGGATTAGTTCAGATAAATCGTCTTGCCCGTAACCTTAATAATTCCTGCAGGAGCAGTAAGGGTCATATTTCCAGCGGTGCAGGTCAAAGCAGCAGCACCAACCTTTACCTCAGTGTTCCATGGACCTGCTAACACATTACAAGAATATGCACCATCATTTACATTAAGAATATATCCACCCTTTCCAAATGTACCTAAGAAAGGACCTTGAGAATTTTGAATTGTATATGTAGGTACAGGAGCACATATAGAGGGTTGTTGAGTGAGAAGATAATTACCATTCAAAATGGTTGTAATACCACACACTTTAGCAGTTGGAAGAGGATTTAAGGTATTAATGTTACGAGTGAAGTGTGTCGTAGTTAGATCAATAGTACTATCTCCACTTAAATTCAGTGCAGTACCAACCATTGATTGTGTTGTATAACGATTTTGATAACAAGAACCAGACAGATATGTAGATTGAGTTCCAACTTCAAGTTCGGAACCTTGTAGCGCCAACTTCGCACCAGCAATGTTGATGTCCAAATCTGAACCAAACGTCATTGTATGCTTTTGAATTTTTTCACTCTTTGATTCACCATTAGCATCAACAATTTTAGGTGATCCTGAAGCAGAAACAAAGAAACCTCCACCAACTTCAAGGTGAAAATCTCCCGTACATTTTACTCTTACATCACCCTCAACATTACGAATGAGATCAATACCAACTGCCTTACAATCACTTTTTGCAACTGTCTGTGACAACTCACCAGAGTAGTTAATATCATCAGATACTAAATTACCAGTATTTCCTGCACCACTATTCTGAGATTTTTTATATGCTTGTACTTCTTTTTCAATTTCTTCATCAGACGCTTCAGGATTTTTTTCTTTAACCTCCTGTCTTGCCTTTCTTTCTGCATACTCACTATTGTTTAATTTAAGTGAAGTGTGAGTAGTTCCACTAGCATTCTTTTTAATTGACGCTTGACGACCTGGTGTTCCAATGAACATCTCATAAGAACCATCAAGGAAAGTTTGTGCAGCAGTTAAGTATGGATCTGCATCATTGATGATGGTATCAATAAGACTACCTCCAGATTCACCAGATGCACAATCACCCCTTGCTTTATCAATACCCCTAATTCTATTAATTTCATCAAGTTCTTCATCAGTACAATGTGTTACACCAAAGAGAGGGAACCAACCTACAGTATCTTTACCACCATCAGGAGTTCTATCACAACCACCACCAACATATGAGATGAATAAAGCGATCAAACCTGTAATTGATTTGATACCATTTTTAACTAAGTCAAAACCCTCAGAAAAAATACCTTCACCACTTTCCCAGGCATCAATAATTTCTTTCGCTTGACCAACACCATCAACGATACCTTTTACAACATCAACTACAGACATAACCTGGTCAAGAACTTTCTGAACATTACAAATAACATTGTCAATTACAGATTGAACACCTTGAACAATAAACGCTGCCCTATCAATTAATTGATCAAGATAACCATTTAGAATGTCTACAATTGCACCAACAGGATCTTGAATAAAACCAATCAGTTGACTATCAATATTACAAAGAGATGATAATAGTTGTGATGCTGCCTGTTGTATTGTTGTTACTACCAAAAACGGTGTTCCGTCAGCACCGCCAAGAATACTTACTAACTCTAATGACTTAGCAAGTTGTGATACCTGTTGTCTAATTGCAGAGACAACCTGAGCAAAAACAGCACCTAAGAAATTTTGAATTTTTGCAGTAAGTGCTTTTGCAGTCATCAACTTACCTTCAACAATATCCAGGAAGTTACCATCTTCTGCCTGAACAAGAGTTCCTGCAGTATCTGCAAGATCTTCAAACAAATATGAAAGTTGATACTCTAGCGTTTTCCATGGACCACCAACACCATTAGCAGCAGGAATAGGTTTTCTAGGTTGCTTTGGTTTTTTAGGATTTGCTGTACTACCAGGAAGTTTAGTTCCAACATTCATTGGAGATCCATAACCGCCTGCAGGAGTAGTAGTTGTATTACCTGCAATAGGAACACTATTATTAATAGAGTTTCTCTGCTTATTACCTGTACCAGGATTATCTCCAGAATTAACTGCCTTTTCGTTATATCCAGGATCTGCAGGATTATATAAAACTGGATTTACATGCCCCTGACTACCAGGTTCCATGCTCTCACCAGTAAAAGCAAAAATGTTCTTATTACTAGATTCGGGAGATTTATTTACACGCAATACTCCAATAACAATTGGCATCTGAGCATCTTCACCATCCATGAAGAAACCCATAACAATTGCACCTGGTTGCAACTGTCCAGAACTTTCACCCTGACCATCATTACCTGGTTGAGAGGTATGCTGTAATACAGTTGCCCATGGTAGTGCTTCTGTAGGAAGATCAGCAGTTGTTCCACCTCTGATATTAGTGTAATATCCAAGAACTCGAACTTTTACTCGTCCAAGTTCCATAGGGTCTTCATTATCTTCTACTTCACCAACCCACCAGAAGAATCCGTCTTTACCGACAAATCCAACTGTAGGTTCATTAATGATACCGTCAATAGACATGTTGACTTTATGATCTTACATTTTTATTTAGTTAAGTATCCGTTCTCTCTTAACCATTCACCCGTCATAGGAGTAGGAGGATAGACTTCCCACATATTACCACCAGCACACGCTGCAAGGGCATCCATGGTCATGTTCTTTGTTCTACCTGCCCATTGTGCTTCTGCTTCCCATGGGACAGCAGACTTAGGGTAGGTACGCTCTACTAGCACTCTCCAGATCATGGGGACTTGATCTTCAGGTTTGATAATAGCAATCATACTATTATCAATCGTGCCTGCCATACAATCTTGTGCAGCGTGCCAACCTTCATGACGCATAACCATCATGAGTGTAGCAGGATCACCCATAAACTCCTTATTCAAAAAGAAATTATTGCTTACCGTGTGATATACACCACGATGCATTGCAGGGAAATACTTCTCATCAGCAAGGAATACATTCACACCAATTTGATTGAGTGAGTGCAAGATATTATGAAACTCACCAGTCACACCAGTAAATTTTTGAGTATTATTATATTCTGATGAGATGTCAAGCATCGAGTATACTTTCTTGACATCATCAGTACACTCACCTAAAAGCATACATCCCATAGAATGCATGGTCTTGTATTCACTTTCTCTAAGAGGTTCAGCATTCACTGATACACCATGTGCCATGCCAAACATTAGTCCAGCAAGGATTGCATTGCGAAGTTTCATAAGTGTCATAGTAAATTGACAATGCCCAAAGAGGGGATCGAACCCCCGACATTCACCGTGTAAAGGTGCTGCTCTACCGCTGAGCTATTCGGGCTTTCTAGTGAATTTATAAGGTTGCAAACTACCCCAAACTAACTCACCTGTTTCCAAGTCATATCCTTGATCACAAGTATGAAGTTTGTCACCATATGCAGTGATATTAGAAACAACTTTATCACCTCGATAACCCCTGCATTGATCACCAGCAAGTTTACCCTGCCAAGCAGTGCCATCGAATGTAAACATCATATCACAAATATCATGTCTTGTCCAGTCTAGATGATAATTTTCTATAATTACTTTAGTGTCCGACAGATAAAGAATTTTATGGTTCTTCTTTCTATATGGATCACTAGGTCCATCACATCTCTTGTAATTAATTGACTGAAAACCTTCTTCATGAATTTTCCAGACAATCTCTACTGTAACATATGATGAAGGATTTGATTGTGCCTGATGCTTATTTGTCCAATGACCAATTAAATAATCTTCAATCTTCATATACTAAACATTCTGGCTCACTGGGGTTCTGATCACAGAACAGTTCAAGATAACTAGGATCATGATGATCTCCTGCTTCAATCTCTGACTTATGATGTTCTACGTATTCTTCTAATTCTTGTAGTTCGCCCTCAATGTGACGACGTTGTTGTGGAGAGATGGATGGAGTATCCAAAATCTCTCTGTCCTTTTCAATATGCTTTTCGATGCTTTCCATAGCATGTATAATAGTGATACGGTATTATTTAGTAGAAGCTCAAATTTATCCTGAACCTCTCACATGGTTATTATAATGCCGATGAAAGGGTTTGTCAAGTTAAAGGGTCGAATCCTTCATTAGCAAAAGTTCAGTTTGCATTGACAACCCAGTTGATTTGTGAGTAATGGAAACGATTAGATATCTACCACTATATCTTTTGTCAAGTTTAGTAGTAGTCCCCTCTTTGAATGATGCAGGCAGAACAATATCGATCCCACTACCTGCATATAAATCTAAGTTACCAGGTATCTGAATTTTAAGTTTAATTGCTTTCAAACTCTCCATTCTCATCCATTCATATGCTTGAAGTTCTACTAATGCTTCATAATTCTTTTGAGGATTTTTTTGATACTTAGGATCAAAAACTTGATTTGGTAGAATACTATATCGAACTCGTTTTGGAAAACTTACTAATTCTTGAACTGTAGTATCAAATTCTTTGATTGGGTTTTTATTATTACTCCCATCAATATGAGACATCTTACTCCATAGATCTGTCAATTTATAACGAAATGCATCAACAGACATATCTGTACTTTCTCCCATTTTTGAGGAAGTAATTGTATTCGGATCAAATCCAATACTAAATCCAGACCAAGTTCCATGTCTCAATCCACTTAAGAAATTTCTTTCCGTTGGGAAAACAACACTAGTGATTTTGAATTGATCATTAGAACCAGTACCAATCTGCTTAGGAATATATTCGTAACGATATAACTTAGTTTTACCTGAAGTATCATCAGTATCATTATCTTCCATGTCATTGATATCTTCAATCATTTTATCAATAGACTTGAAGTGATATCCCATTGCGGTTTCAAAGAAAGCAAATCCATTTTGAAAAACACCGCCACTTCGCTTCTTACGAACAGATCTATGACACATCCAGTAAATCGTGTCAAAAGGTCTCCAGTTTGGAACAATGAATGTATGCTTATTTAAAGTCTCTTCAAGATAAAGATTTTTTCTAGTTCCAATATATTTTTTATCTTTTAAAACTTTCTCGATAATTTTGGATGATTCTGTGTTTTCCTTGAAGATAACCTGGGTATTGCCAAAAATATTGACTGCTTCATTTTTGACAAATTCATCCGATGCAAGATCAATGATATAAACATCATTACTTTGGTTGGATCTAGATCTACTACGAATTTGATAAGATCTCATATAAAAGGTTCTATCTAGGATACTACCTTTGATATTAATTTTGAATAATTCAGATCCTGTAAATGCACCAATCAGGCCACCAGAATCTTCTACCACCAAATATGCTTCTATCGTAGCAGATGAAATACTTTCAAAAATTTCAAATGCTCTTACATATTCTTTAATATCATACTTATCATTTCCGTCTGTAAGGAGTTCCCCATCACGGTAAACCGATACTGATAATGAAATATCACCAGGATTTTGTCTTTTAATTGTCATCTGAAGATACCTTTGAGGGGATTATTAAATGAATTTAACGCTGCAGCAGTGATGCCACCAATAGCAGCACCAGTATCACCACCAATTGCACGCCCTACTCCTGCCCCAGAGATACCTCCACCGCCTCCAGTGGAACCTCCACTGCCTGTAGGGATGAATTGAGGTGTTGTAGGTCCGCTATTAGATTGCGACATAAGTTGTGCAATCGCGTTCTGTGCCATTTGTATGGCGGTTGCATTTGACACATTAGACTGACTTATGCTACTAGTAACTTCCGTCATTACCTGTTGTGTTCTATTAGAAATGACTTCTCTTGCTCTATTTCTTTCTTTAGTAATCTTTACCATATCTCTCAAGATAGCATCTTTTTGATCACCAGAAGCACTTGACATTAAGTCGGATGCAGGTTGTCTCTGTTGCCTCTCACGAGTATCTGGAGAAAATGTAGAATCTGAATAAATATCTCTTCCAAATACTTCTTCCCCAGATCTAATATCGCCTCTAGGTCCAAGGAAATCAGCAAATAATCCTTTTTTAGCACTGGCGTTAGGAACATTAGTTCTTCTATCTGTTGATGAATTATTATCACCATAACCAGTAGTTACATCACTTTCTGATCGAGTGCTTACAGCACTATGCCCACCTTTCGTTTTAGCGCCATTTGCATCATAAGCAGCTAAGATTGCTCCATCAGTTTCCTTCTGCAATCCAATCCATTCATTCTTCAATCCATGTGCATTACGACCACGACCATTGATTAATGCAACACCAAGTTTATTTTGTGTTGCCGCATTATATTTGTCGTCTTTACTAACAACACCTCTATCAACTAAAGTTTTAAGTGTAGGTCCAATGATTTGATATCTACCTGTAGCATGTAATCTACCTTGTTTAATCCATTCAGCATCTGACATAGATCTAGGTGCCTGTAGAGCCATAACTTCTCCCACAGTCATGGTAGTAAGTTTCTTGCCACCATGCTGCTTCATTTTACTGAAAGGACCAGAATATCCGTTGCCAGTACTGTGACCACCAGCTTTACCAATCTGGTTAACAGCATCATATCCACCAGAAGAATCAGATTCTCGCTTACCAATCATATCGAGAAGTGTTCCATATCCATGAGCATTTTCCGAAGTTGGTTGTTGGTCACCATCTTCACCTGTTCTGTTCTCACCGCCACCAGGAGATGAAGATGTTGCAGTAGGTCTCTTATCAAGATTAAATCTATTGCCTGTTATATAATCTGCAACACCAGTCAATCCTCTCATAAATCCACTAGGCATTTGAGAATCATCATGATTATCAGTCCCATTTAAGGTTTTCTGACCAAACTTGGACATTTCTTGTTTGATCATGTTACGCATTTTATTAGGACCACTACCAAGAGCATCCTGTCCATACAACTTCTCTAAATCCCAACGGAAGTGATCGCCATACGCTGCTTTATTATCTTGATATTCTTCAGAGTGCGTTCTAACTCTCTTATTTGTAATGTCTGATGGTTTCCATCCCCAGGATGTAGCAAGACCTGCTGCTTCCTTTGCCATCCTCTTATACTGACTTGCTCTAGGAGCATTAGGACTATCCCAGGCACCTTGCCTTTCTCTGACAATACCATTGCCAGCAGCAATACCAATGCCAGCAGCATTAGAACCATTTTTATTATAAGTGTGGTAAGGAGGTGTCTTACCATACTTGCTATGCATATGGATTCCATTAGTCTTAACATATGATTGATAACCTAAATCTCCATTGAGTGCAGTATTGTTTAGAGCACCAGCAGACCAGTGAAGGTAAATTTTCTTATTGGCATTATCTCCTGTGGTAGCATCCCTATTTTTAATTCCTTCTAAAAACGCACCACCTGTAGAAAATCCAGGTAATTTATATCCTTGACTTTTTGCCTCACCCATTCTTCTTTGAGTTAGATGGGGGTTTGTTTTTGTTCCAGGAGTATTAAAAGGAACGACGAAAGCTCCCCCATTGCTCTTTCTAGCAACATACTCAGTTCCATGTCCGATGAACGAGGTTGATCTCCCCCCATCCAGTGATACCTTATATCCTGATTGTGGTCCACTAATCCATCCTCCTTGTGATGCTTTCTTTACTTTACCACCCCTTGCTTTTTCTTCTGGTTCATCTTCTGAAAGTAGTTGATAAGCACCATATGCTAAACCCGCACCCCCTGCTAGTCTTAAAGCACCACCAAGGCGACCACCACGTCTTCTTCCTCCTCCCATTCCACGACCACGACCACCAGTCACAAATCCAATTAATGCTCTGACACCTGTATAGATGTCTTTAATAATTTTTGTTGGATTGCTAAGATATCTGACACCTAATAGGATTGTTCCAACACCAGCAATTGCCTGTCCAAGTCCTAATAGTTTGTCCCACCAACTTGTATCATCAGATAAAAGTTTATACAGACCATCAATAGTGTTGACAATACCAAATTCAGCAGCCTTAAAAATAAATCCAACAACCGTTTTGAGTATATTAATAACACTTTCTACAGATTTTCTATTCTTAGGATCTGCTATCCATTTTAATGCAGGTCTAATAAGAGCTAACTTAAATAATCCACCAAAAAGATTTAATAAGTTCTCTAAAAATCCTGGTATTTTTCCACCTTCTAAAGCACTAACAAGACCTTTACCTTTTTGTTTCTGAGGTTTTGTAAACTGTGCCGTAAATTTCTTTGCATCTTTTTTGTCTATCTCTAGTTGAGTAAGACTTGTTTTCTTGATATCAGTTAGAATTTTTGCAATAGAATTTACAGTAGCACCAAGATTGTTGATTGCTACTGTATTGGTATTAATTGCTTTTGTTGCAATAGCATTACTAGATTCTACAGTAGCAGAACCTGAAGGTTCTTTTACCTGTACAAATTTGTAAAAATTAATTTTAGAACTTTTTTGTACTGTTGCCATCAGTTACCTGTTCTTTGCGTAATACTAGAAGGAGGTGCTGAGACAATTGATTGAGCACCTGGTTTATTTATCGGTACGGGTGTAGGTATTGGCATCAACCTCTCAACAATTACTGGTATAGGAACAAATTCCAATGCCTGTTGCATAGCAAATTCTGCAGATAATCCTTTTTTGCCCAGAGCTCTAGATGAGGTCTTTTCAACAGCACCTATAATTTTTGGATCAACTCCAATTTGAGATCCTAATTCTTTAATACCAGCAGAGTAATCACCACCCATTGCACCTGTAACCGCTTTATATAGTCCACCAACGTTGAAATGCTCGGCAACTGTTCCCATCACCCTCATTGGATTGATCGAACCTTGTAGTGCTTGATTAAAGATACCAGATGCTACTCCACCAAATCCGCTGCCCATAAGTTGTCCTAGACCAGGAGATATCATTCCAAGTCCTGTTGTAGCAGCACCCATGAAGTTACCCTGCATCAGGTTCATACCAATTTGACCAATACTACTATTCATGATACCGCTAGCAAAATTGCCGATTGCTCCACCAACTTGACTTAATCCAGGAATTGCACCAGCAAGACCTGAAAGTGCTTGCATTGGATTACCAGACGCAAGTCCACTAATTGCACCAATGCCTGCCATGATAGGTGCAGCACCAGGAATAAAACTAGCTGCTGTCATAGCAACTTTTCCAATTGGACTGCTTGCTATACTACCAACAGCGTTTCCAATTGATTTACCAATATTTTTGATGCCATCAACTACACCACCAAGAAAGAAGGGTTCAGGTTCTTCTCCATCGGGAGAAGGTGGATCACCCTCAGAAGATTTACCCATAAAGAAATCAATAATTTCACCAATCCTAGGTAACTTACTCAGAAGTTTATCAATATCTCCTTTTAATCCTTTTGCTCCAATAGCCTCAACAACTTTCTCTTCTCCCTCCTGCAATTGAGGAATAAAATCACGGGCAAACATGTACCCGTCCAGAAGCATTGAAATTACACTACCAGCACCTGCTGTAGTAAGACCATTAATATCTAAGATACCAGAAGTACCTTCAATCAATGCACCAATAGAATCTCCACTTGCTCCCCTATCATAAGCAAATGCAAGGTTGACAATACCACCAATCACAGGAAGAATTGCTGATGCTCTTTTCCCTAACTTACTTCCTGATCCTGCAATATCATTAATACCGCCAATGCCGTGCTTTTTAAGAATATCTTTAATTTTGTTAGCACCAGGGATTCCCATCAGCATATCGAACAATCCCTGTCCGATTTTTGATGCCTTGTTTGCTATAGGATCAATGATTGGTTTTAATGGAGTTAAAATCTTTTCAACAAAATAATTTTTGGCACCAGTTGATAAGTTATTAAATACCTTCTTACCACCATCAATAACCCAATCAGTTGTTGCTTTTAATTTATTTCCAGCAGCGGAGAAGAAACTCTTACCCTTTTCACTAATTTTTCTACCAGCTGCACTAAGATTATCCCAATTTTTACGAGCACCCTCGGATAAGTTATTATATTGATTTACTGCCCATGAAGGAAGATTTTGAAGGCTCCTAATTAATCTCCCACCCTGATCTCTTGCAAATCTAGCACCTTTTTGACCAAGGTCTAGAGCACTATCCTTGACACCACCAAAGAAACTTCCCATTCTTTGGAGAGCGTTTGGTTTTGGAGGTTCAATGAGTGCAAATCTCCCCGCTTTTGTAAACTTATTGAATTTCTGCTGTGCTCTAGCAACATTCCCACCACTATTTTGAAGTTCACCTAAGAATACTCTGGCAGCATCATCACCACGCTCTTTTAATACCTTTTTGTATGCTGCTTCTGCAGTATCACCAAACTGATCTGCAACTGTAGATGCTGGAGGTCTCCTTCTAGGACCCTCTAAATCAGGGTCTGCACCACTAGGATTTGATGGTGTAGGTCTTGGCGGTTTACTTGGTCTCCTTGGTCTGTCAGGACGATCTGCAGGAAGATCTGGGTCAATAAGATCACGAATACCACCTGCAGCAGCAATTAGACCACCAATACCACCAATTGCTATAGCAATTTTGCCAAATGCTGACAGTCTCTCTTCTAGAGTAGTCTCTTTACCAAAAATAAAATCTAGGGCGCTGCCAATAGTGCTGGCAACATTTTCTCCAAATTCTTTTAGTTTATCAAAAACAAACTGTGCTTTTTCAAAAAATTCTGTTAACTTCTTTCCATTCTCAGGATCACCAAGCCATTTCAATACCTCTCGTGTGAGAGCAAATGCACCTAATGTCAAGAAAAACTTGCCAATAGGTCCTAAGAATTTTTCTAATATATTAAATCCACCCTTGGCAAGACCTTTTACCTTTTCACCAAGTTTTGGTTTTCTTTTTTTCTTATCGTCCTTTGTTAATTCTGTCTGATTTTCAACTTGAGCATCCTGCTCCCTTCTTTTAGAACGACGCTCGGCAATAATTTGCTTTTTTTCTAACTTCGAGCGAGTAATTGATATAGCATTAATATCTTCTACAATATTACCAAGAGAAGATACCGTTGCACCTAATCTATTAAATGCTAATGTTTGGTTTCGAGCTGCAGCAGATATTGGATCTTTTACAGATGAAGATCCAGGATTTACAAACTTATAAACTTGTAATTTAGCCACTGCTTGTTTGCTGCTCCTTCATTCGTTTTTCTTCTTCCTTCAGGAATCCAATTAACAAATTCACATATACCTCTTTTTCCCAAGGCATTAAATTATCAATATACTCAATATTCCATTTATGATGATGTATTAAGGCAAAATTGCCTTCATAATATGAACGAAGATTGGTATGAAGGAGTGCTATGCGAAAAAACTCGCTAATCCCTCAAGAACAATCTCACTTTCTACGCCAGTTTCAGGATTTGTTACAGTAACTTTATGAGATAGTTTGGGCATAGTCTCAAAGAAATCCTGAATCATTTTAAATTGCTTTGTATTCATACCCTCAAGAAATTCCATAAGTTCTGCTTTAGGAACATCTTTACACTCATAAACCTGATTAGTATCAGCAATGGTTTCAATACATCCTGCCGCCATGTCAAAGATTTGATCAATCTGATCTGAATCATCACCAAAATTCATCTTGACGAACATTTCCATACTAGGATATTTCATCGTAATAGCAACTTCATCAGATAACTTAATATCTGTAGTATGGTTCTTATCCTTGACTACTTTAATATCATCTAGAGGAATAGAAATTCCAACTTCAGTGATGTTATCATCAGGACAAGTAATATTCACATCCACATTCTCACCAACAGACTTAGTACGAATTTTCAAGAACAAAAATTCAATATCAAAAGTTGCTAATGCATCTACATTTTTAATGTCGGTACATTCACTAATGATATCCTTAATTGCTGATACGATATCTTCCTGCTCACCAGTTTGTGTTGCAAGGAGAAGTAACTTCTCTTCTTTAACAAGAAACGGTCTATAATTCACAGTTCTGCCATCAGATGGCAGTTTCAGTTTGTACTTAGGTACATTTAATTTAGGTAATGCCAT